GTGAATCTTACGCGCACGATTGAGAGCGTGGAACTGATTGCCAGCCATGATGGAGGTGGCGATTCCGTTGATGTAGACCGTGAAGTTCATTTCGTTTTGCATGGACACACTATGGGCTAGAACTCGGTGGCTGTCAACTCTTTCAGATACTTTTTTTTACTTTTTTCGCTTTTTTTTTCTTCGCCTGGACGCAGACACTTGGCACACAACCTGCATGCAGCACATACCGTGCCAACCCCCCCATTTTTCAAAAAAATTCGGACTTGACTTTTGCCTAGCAGGGGGGAGGGGATTAATATCATTCTCCCCAATTAAAAATACTCCTTTACATATATACTATATTCTCCCATACTCAAAATTCTCCTTTTATATATAACTGCTTTATTCTCTCCTAATTTAAATAATATACATACCCCCCCTATTTTTAAAAAAATAAAGAAAAAGGTATTTTCTATATTCTTTGAGGTGTAAAAAATACGATAGTCGTATTTTCGAGAAACCGCCTATTACATATACTAATTTTAATATATATGTATATTTTTGTTATAATACTCTAATTACATAAAATGAAATCAAAAAAAGCTGATGAGTCTACAAAAGTATCTCAAAGAGAAAAAATCAAAGACTCTTTAAGTGTACGATCTTTAAAATGGACTGAAAAGCAAAAGCAATTTATTGAATTAGCTACAAATAAAAACACTCGTATTATATTTGTTAATGGCCCCGCTGGTACTTCTAAGAGTATTATTGCTACTTATGTTTCATTATTGTTACTAAATGAGAAAAAAGTTTCTGATATTATATATATTCGTTCTGCGGTAGAAAGCAGCGATAGCAAGATTGGGTTCTTGCCGGGAGATGCAAGTGAAAAGCTTCAGTTCTACAATTTGCCATTTTTGGAAAAGTTGGATGAACTATTACCTCGCGCCGAAGTTGACAAGTTGGAAAAAGAAGAGCGGATTTCGATGTATCCAATTAATTATTCTCGCGGTATGAGTTGGGCGGCAAAGTCTATTATCCTCGACGAATGTCAAAACAGTACAAAAAAAGAAATAGTTACAGTTCTTACTCGTCTAGGTGAATTTAGTCGTTGTTTCGTTCTTGCCGATCCTATGCAAACAGATTTGCCGCCAAATAAAGCTGGCGGCTTTGAAGATTTATTCCATTTATTCTCTGATGAAGACAGTAAAGCTATGGGAATACACACATTCACATTTGATGAAGAAGACATTGTAAGATCGAAAATTGTTAAGTTTATCGTTAATAAACTAAAATCTTCTAAATAAATGTAATATAATAATATATGAAGATATACTGCCAAAAATGTGGGTCGCCGCACGAATCTAACAATAAGCCCAATTTCTGCTTTAATTGTGGCAACCCTTTTAATACAAAGGTCGCGGCGGCTTCAACTGTACAAAATAAGCCAGCACCAAAAGCTACGCGCCCACAATATCGCGCCCCAATTGTAGAAGATGATGTTGATGAAGATGATGACGGCGCACCAATTGATACAGATTTGGCATTTAGCGCTTCTAAATTAGACGTTGAAATTGAAAAAGATCATAACTTCAAAATAAAAATAGAAAATGTAATTGGATCTTCAACAGGCGGCGAAACATTTCAAAGAAGTAATGAAGGCGGCGGATATTCTATGGATGACTTTAGAAGAGAAGCAGGTTCGATTAAAAACCAATAATGAAAAAGAAAAAGTCATCACCTTCTTTTGAAGAGTCGATAAGTATAATCGACAACGAAATAAGTAAAAGAAGGAATAAATGGAATCTGTCCAGCTTAACTTGGATAGATTTCGATGACGTTTCACAGATCATTAGAATTCATATTTATAAAAAGTGGCATCTTTATAATCCTAAGCAGCCTTTAGCTCCTTGGGTAAATAGAATAATATCAAATCAGATAAAGAATTTAATCCGCAATAATTATCTGAATTTTATTAAACCTTGCGCCCAATGTCCTGAAGCTGAACCTGATGAAGGATGTAAGAAGTTTGGAAAACAATGCTCAAATTGCCCATTATATAAAGAATGGGAGAAAAATAAGAAACATGCGTATAATTTAAATATGCCTGTGTCTTTTGAGTCTTTAGAAAATTGCGTTGATACAAGTTACAGCGATTCTATTGACATTGATAAGTTCAAATTAGACTTAGATCAGAAAATGAAAAAGTTTTTGAAGCCTTTAGAATGGAAGTTGTATGAAATGTTGTATATAAAGAAAATGACGGAAAAACAAGCGGCGAAAAAGATGGGCTATAAGAGTACAGAGGAAAATAGAAATCCTGGATATAAGCAGATAAAGAACATGCAAAAAGCTATTATCAAGAAGATAAAGATAAATATCCATAACGGCGGAATAGACGTTTATTAATATGTTAACAGAAGAACAGCAAAATATTATCGTTAACGAATGGAACAATCGTCCTGATGATCCTCCTTCTTTGATAGAATTGATTAGATTAGCGTATCCAAATTCTCCTGATTTAGATGGCCGTTGTAAAGAAGGTAAATATGTTCAAGCGTTTCTAGCGAAAAGAAGTCTAAAAGCTAGAGGCACTCATGAATACAAGTCTAAAAAAGCGCCAGATTTAACAGACGAAAATAAACAGTTCATTTTAAATAACGCCAAAACAATGAAGGCGTTAGAAATAACACGAATCATATTTGATAATCCTACATTGTCGAATTTGAACAATGAAACTAGAATTGTCGCCAAATTTATTTCTGAGAATATACTTCCAGAAGATATTTACAAAGAACAAGAAGAAATCGCGCAAGAAGATTATGTGTCTCCTCGTTCTTTAGATAAAGCGATTAATAAAGTTAATAGATATGTATATGATTTAAATTTAAAGCGCGAAAGTTTAAACTCTAGACATAAAAAAGATTTAGAATGCCTATTAAAGTATATCAATACTTATAGATTCGTGCATCAAATTAATTCTTATGACAGTAATGTTGATAGAGATCTTTTTGAAAGCTCTTTTGTTCGTTATACATACGATAAAAACGATCTTACAGAAGAAGAAGTAGATCAATATATTATATTGTCTTCTGAAGTTGTTATTGCTTCTAGCATTCAGCGAAGAGTAGAAAAGTTGCAGAGATTATTAGAAGGAGCCGCAGATAACGACGCTAGAATTTCAATGGGTCTTGTTGAATCTATTAATACGGCGCAGCAAGAATATAATCAATGCGTCAGTCGTCAACAAAAACTTGTTAATGATCTAAAAACAAAACGTTCTGATAGATTAGGCAGTCAAATCAAGCAAAATGCTAGTATCGTAAATCTTATTCAAGCTTGGAAAGAAGAAGAGTCTAGAGTAAAGATGATCAAATTAGCAGAAATGCGAAAGAGAACGTTGGACGAAGAAATTACAAAGCTAGAAGGTATGGACGAATTAAAGTGCCGTATACTAGGCATTTCTAAACAGGAGATATTAAATGGTTAATTGTAAATTCTGTAATAAAGATTTTGATAATGACAAAAGTTTACACGCTCATTTAAAATCTCATAAAATCTCAGTATCAGATTACTATCAGCATTATTATCCTCGCAAGGATTTATTAACTGGTGAGGTTATTGAGTTCAAGAATAAAGATCAGTATTTCGAGTCTGACTTTAATTCAAAGATAAACTTTAAAAAGTGGGCGAAGTCTTCAGATCCTAAAATAGTTGGAGATTATTGCAAAGGATTGTTGCAAAAACGTCAAGAGAAAAAGAAATCTATATATCCATTTTCTCAAGTCGAGTTAAAGTCTTCTGGAATTCCTAGTATTAACTTTTTAGAAACTGTTATTGGTGATTATTATGATTACTGTGATAATAACGGCTTTGAAAAGAAGTTTTTAAATCCAAAAGACTTACTTTTAATTGACAACATAGTTGATAACTATTGTATTTATGTAGACACAAGAGAGCAAAAGCCTTTAGAGTTTCCTAGGTTAACTCAAGTAAAGAAATTAGATTTCGGAGATTATTGTTTCGAGAATTTAGACATATCTGGAAATACTTTTATCGAAAGAAAGTCGTTAAAAGATTTTATTGGAACTTTGGCCGCAGGATACGATAGATTTTGCCGGGAGATAGAAAGAGCCGCAGAGAACAATAGTTCTATTGTTGTGGTAGTTGAGAATGATTTGGCAACGTGTTTAAGATTTAACTATCTTCCGTATATAGCTAGAAATACAAAAGTAAATCCTGATTTTATATTTCATAAAGTTCGGACGTTAATGACTACATATAAGAACGTGCAATTTTTATTTGTAGATGGTCGAGAAGAATGCGTAAGAGTAATAGAGAAAATCTTTGTTAATAAAGATATATCATTAAATTACGATCTTCAGTTATTATATGATATAAAGAAGTTATGATTTACTGTCCCGATAAATATAAAGCAGAATTTCCTGATTTAAATGAAGAGTATAAACTTCTTAAAGGAGAACTTGATGATAAAGAAGCTCGCGTTACTTTAGCTAAATTTCTAAGAAATAATATTGGATTTACAACTGAGTTGTTGTCAGGAATTAAACTTGCGCCATACCAAGAAATGATTCTCAAAGGTATGATGAATCGTAATTTTTGTTTGAATGTTCTTGGCCGTGGTTGCGGCAAAAGCTTTTTAGGCAGTGTATTTTGTTTTCTTCAATGCGTATTTGAGCCTAATACTAAAATATTAATTGCTGGACCAACTTTTAGAACTGCGCGTTTTATTTTTAATTATTTAGAGAAGATAGTTGATTCAAAAGGCGGCGAACTTCTTCAACAAGCTTTTGGCGTGAAAGCTAAACGTAACGATCAATATGAATGGCAAATTAATGGAGGTTCCATTACTGCCATTCCTCTCAACGGAGAAAAGATTCGTGGTTTTCGCGCCAATATCCTTTTATTAGACGAATATCTACTGCTCCCAGAAGATATTATTAAAAATGTATTGATGCCATTCCTTGTCGCTCCTCAAAACATGAAAGAGCGTATGGAAATACGAGAAATTGAAGACAAGTTGATTAAAGATGGACTCATGAAAGAAGAAGAAAGAATGGTATTTCCAAATACCTCAAAAATGATTGCTCTTTCTTCAGCTTCTTTTACATTTGAGAATTTATATAAAACTTATAAAGAATGGAATGATAAAATTTATTCCAATGAAGAGAACGACGCTAAATACTTTATAGCTCAAATGAGTTATGAAGCTTTGCCAACACACATGATTGATAATACCGTTATTGAGGAAGCTCAAAACGGCGGCACTTCTCATAGTTCATTTTTAAGAGAATATTGCGCCCAATTTACAGATGGTAGCGATGGATATTTTAGCGCGAAGAAGATGCATGAATGCACAATTCCTGATGGAGAAGCTCCATATACTTTAATTAAAGGAAAGTCTAATGTTAAATATATATTAGGAATCGATCCAAGCTTTTCTAATAGCCCAAGTTCTGACTATTTCGCTATGTCTGTTTTCGAATTAGACGAAGAACGTAAACAAGGAACGTTGGTTCATGGATATGCAGTTGCTGGTGGAAATTTAAAAGCTCATATTAGTTATTTGTATTATTTAATGACAAATTTTAATATTGTAATGATATGCATTGATAATGCTGGTTATCAGTTTATTGATAGCGCAAGAGAAAGCGAATTATTTAAGAAGTCTAATATTAATTTAGGATTCTTCGAAGCTGATACATCTCTTGAAGGCAATGAGTATATAAATATGACTCGTAAAGCTGCAAGAGAATATACTTTAGAAAAAGGACATATTTGTTTTAAGCAAAACTTTACAACAGATTTTATTCGCAAAGCAAATAACTATTTACAAGCTTGTATTGATCATAAAAAAGTTTGGTTTGCTTCTAGAACTTCTGCTAATAACGAAGCTTTCGATATACAAAGTTCTTGTCACGTTAATTTAGATAACGTCGGTCATGAATCTATTTTAGATTTCATTGAATTCCAAGATAATATTATATATCAAACGAAAAAGCAATGCGCGTTAATCGAAGTAAAATCTTCTGCAAAAGGATCTCAGTCCTTTGATCTACCTCAACATCTAAAAAGAGACATGTCTCCTAATAGAGCTAGAAAAGATAATTATACTACATTAATGTTAGCAAACTGGGCGACAAAGTTTTATTTTGAGATAGAAGCATCATCAAAAATAAAAGAAGTCTCTACTTTTTCGCCAAGAATGATATAAAAAGGTGTAATTAATAAAAATGCCGCAAAGTCTTATAGGTTTAAAGCAGATTAAGTCTGGCGAGATTGGAAGTTATGTTACTGGAGCTTTAGGTGTATCAAGCACGGGAGCTACTGTTTATACTTCCAAGCCTTCTGTCTTTAATAACTCTCTTACAGTGAGTGGAGCGGCTGATCTAAAAGACACTTCTTATGCTAGAGAAGATTTTCAAATCGCTTCTGGATTATTAGTTTCTGGAAATGTAACTGGCCTAGGAACTTTAAACGTTAGCGGAGTTGCTAGGTTTGATAACGACGTTTCTTTTGATAATCCAGTTATTCTAGAAGATGTATTGACTGTATCTGGCGCTGCTGGATTTTCTGGAACTTCTAGATTTGATGCGGCGGCGACATTTAATTCAACATCTACTTTTAATGATCCAATAGTTGTAACTGATACTCTAAGCGTCGGAGTTGTTAACACTGTTTTTAGCGGAAATTTCCAATCTTTAGGCGATGTACGCCTTGGAACAAGCGCAGGAGGAACGACAAACACATATTTAATTGGAAATAATATTTTTTCTGGAGGAGCTAATTTTTCTGGAACTAATTACTACGCAGGAACAAATTATTTCTCAGGAATAACAAACTTTAATAGCGGAGTATCATTTAACAGCGGCAACATTATTTTTAGCGGTACTGGTCAAGCGTTCGCTACTAAGACTACTTTTTCAGGAGACGTAGCTTTATTAGGAAATACAACTGGCGCATCAGTTAATGTAACTTCTTCTTTAGGAATTTCAACTAGTGCTTCATTTACTAATAATGGTCAGTCATTTTTCTATAATGACGTTTATATATCTGGCGTTTCAAACGATTTAATACTTAGAGCAAATTCTCTTCAATTATCAGATGCTGATGTAGCTCAATTAAGTGGCGTTTCAGATTACAATGAATCATATATTAATTTAAATAGCGGTTCATTTTTAGAAATAAAGAGTGGATCGAAAGAAACTTTATATAAAGATTGTAATTTTACCATTAAGAGCGGCGCAAAATTTAATATTGAAACAGGTATACATACTCAGAACGATGGATCTATTCCAGCTTCTGCGACTGTTCCAACTGGTCAATTATATGTTCAGCAATTAACTGTAAATGGTGTAACTTATCATGTATTGGCGATAAGAAAGTGGATAGCTTAAAATGAAATCAAAACTTAAATCTCAAGAGACAGAGCCTTTAATGGTTTCGACAGCTTCTTCTTCTACAAGCACAAGAAGAAACAAGGCTGGATCTATAGAAAGAACAGATAAGTTTAAGAATATTGATGATGGCTTAATGCCATTTAAATATACTCGCACTAATTTTGCTGATAGAAGTACAATTGACATTAAAGATGCTACTATTTTGTGTCAAAAAGCTTATTATAATTTCGCTCAATTTAGAAACGTCATTGATTTGATGACGGAATTTTCTGTTAGTAATTTATATTTTCAAGGAGGAACTAAAAAAGCAAGAGACTTTTTCGAGGCTTTATTTAATAAAATTAATCTTTGGAGTTTTCAAGATAGATTTTTTAGAGAATATTATCGTTCTGGAAATGTTTTCATTTATAGGTTTGAAGGAATTATCCAAGAAGAAGATACAAATAGATTAGTTCAATTATTAGGAAGAGGTCCATTAAGTCTTTCTGGTGTTAAAATTCCAGTTCGTTATGTTATTATAAATCCTGTTGACATTCAATTTTCTAGCGGCGCTTCTTATCTTGCAGGTCAATATTATAAAGTTCTTAGCGAATATGAATTAAGTAGATTAAGAACAATTACCACAGAAGAAGATCAACAAATTTTTGATAGTTTTGATGCTGAAACTCAGCGTCTTATTAAGACTTCTAAGATTGGCTCATTGAGAATTTCTCTTAATCCAGAAAGATTTAAGTCTGTATTTTATAAGAAACAAGATTACGAGCCTTTTGCAGTTCCAATGGGATATCCAGTTCTTGAGGATATTAACTTTAAGGCTGAGTTAAAGAAAATGGATATGGCTATTGCTCGTACAATGCAACAAGCTATTTTGTTAGTTACAATGGGTGCTGAACCTGAAAAGGGCGGCATTAATCAAAAGAATCTTGAGTCGATGCAAAAATTATTTGAAAATGAATCTGTTGGTCGCGTTCTTATTGCTGATTATACTACAAAAGCTGAATTCGTAGTTCCTAAGATTGCTGATTTATTAGATCCTAAAAAATATGAAACAGTTAATAATGATATTAATCTTGGTCTTAATAATATCCTTGTCGGAGGAGAAAAATTCTCTAATCAAGAAGCGAAGATTGACGTATTTTTGGCAAGATTAAATCAAGGTCGCCAAGCTTTCTTGAATGACTTTTTGATTCCTGAAATAAAGAGAATATCAAAAGCTCTTGGATTTAGAGGATATCCAATTCCTTATTTTGAAGAAGTTAACTTGAAAGATAACACTACTCAAAATCGTGTTTATACAAGACTTTTGGAGCTTGGCGTTCTTACTCCAGAAGAAACTCTCAAAGCTATCGAAACTGGAGTTCTTCCCGATCAAGAAGCTTCTTTAGAGTCTCAAAGAATAACTAAAGATTTAAGAGACGAAGGGCTTTACTCTCCAATTATTGGTGGAGCTAAATCTGGTCCTGAAGCAGGAAGACCAGCAGGAACAACAAAGATTAAGCAGCAAGTTAAAGCTCAAGAAGATAATTATAGCTTTATAAAGATTAAAGAAAACATTCTTAAATTCCAACAGCTTCAAGGCTCAGTAGAAGGATTTTTAAAGAAAAAGCATAACAAGAAAAAGCTAAATGATAATCAAAAGCAAATTGCCGAAGAAATTTCTAAAATAATTATCGCAAATGAAAATGTCGAGTCTTGGGATGTTAATGTCGAAAAATACTGTAATAATCCAGTAGATTCTAATGCAAATAGAATAAATGAAGTAAATGATATTGCAGTTAAGCATGGACTTGATCCATTTATGGCGGCAATTTTATTAAATAGTAAATCATAATTAATAAATTAGTGTAATATAATAAAAATAAATGAATTCAGAAGCATTTAACGAACCCATTGAGATAGAGTATAAAAAACAAGAGATAAAACCTCTTGTTGAAGATGCTATTGTTTCTGGAGAAAATTTCGTGTTGCCAAAACTAGAAAAACTAGATGTTGAAATAGAAGCTAAAAGATCTGGGCCAAAAAGCGCAGCGCAAACTCCATCTAAACCTTCTGAAAAAAGAAAAGGTTCTTCAAAGAATAAACCTGGATCTGCTGGAACAAATGGAGATGCAATAACTTTTTCTACTAAAGTTATAGAGATGCTTAAAAATAAAGTAAAAGATCATAATTCTAAGCATTCTAGAAAAGTTAATTTAACTCAATTAAAAAAAGTTTATCGTAGAGGAGCAGGTGCTTTTAGTTCTTCTCATAGACCGGGAATGACAAGAGGCGGTTGGGCTGCGGCACGGGTAAATATGTTTTTAAGAATGATGGCTGGAAAATCAGTTAAAGATTCTTATAGAAAAGCTGACTCTGATGTAGCTCGTAGTTCTGAAAATATTGATATTTCTGATTCTTGGGAGTTGGAAGATATCGATTTCGCTCAAGCTGAAATGGACATAAAAGAATATGACTTGAATTATAATTTTGAAGATGTAGAAGAACTTTATTTAGACGAAGAAGATAACTCAAACAAATTCTGGTATGAACTATAATAATCCAATAGAATTAGATTTTTCTAATCAAATATCTTTAGCCGCCAAAGAGAAAAAGACTTTAAATAAGCCTTTTAGAACTCCCGGTGGCCCTAAGAAGTTTTCTGTTTATGTAAAGAACGAAAAGGGCAATGTCGTAAAAGTTAATTTTGGTGATCCAAACATGGAAATCAAAAGAGACGATCCTGCCAGAAGAAAAAGTTTTAGAGCAAGACATGGATGCGATAAAAATCCTGGACCAAAGTGGAAAGCAAAATATTGGTCATGTTATCAATGGAGAGCTGGCGCACCAGTTAAAGCTTCAGAAGAAGTTGATATTAATTTAGAGTCAGAAGCTAATAAAGGTCTTTGGTATAATATCCAAAAGAAAAAAGAAAAAATGGGCAAAAATTATAAACCTGCCCAACCTGGAGATAAAGATTTTCCAAAACAAGACGCTTTAAAGAAAGCTCAAGCTGAAGAAGTCGAATGGGATGGAGTAACTTTCTGTGATCAATCTGAATTACTTAAAATTTGGCCTGATTTATCTAAAGCTCAAGAAGTAGAAGTAGAAGATGATTCAGAAGAGTTGGACGAATATAAAGGTGATTTTCTTGGAATGTCAATTGGATCTTTAAGATCTATACAAGCTCATGTAACCGCAATCTTAAACAATATAGAAGATCCTAATGTTAAAGAAAATTTAACAGAATCATGGCTGCAAGGCAAAATTGCTATTACAGAAGATTATATGTTGACGATTCATAATTACGTTATGTTTAATAAAGAAGATGAATATTCTAATGCTAATGATAATGGCGAAATGCAAGATGAAGAAGACGATTATGAAAATGGCGCAATGGTTAAGAACGTTAATCCTTCTTGTGATCATTACGGAAGCGAAGGAATCGTTCAATCAGTAGAAGAATTACCTAATAAAATGGGCAAAGTAGTAAAATATAAAGTTACTAATGACGGCGCTACTTATAAAGTAGGCGATGTATTAACTAAAACAAAAGATCAATTAAGAAAATATGACTCTAAAAAATTTAATCCTTCTACTCTTTCCCCAGAAGTTCTTAAAAAACTTAAAAAAATTACTGAACAAATTAATCCAGAAGAAAAAGAGCATGGTGGAGGCAACGGGTTTTCAGAAGACGAAAAAGAGTATCAAAAAAGATACGATCAAGTTCAATGGTGATTTATTGTAAATGTAATTATAAAATTTTATGAACGATTTTCCATTTCAATCAATTTTTAGCTCCGAGATTAAAACTCTTCATTCAGAAGACTTTGATTTCAATCTAGCACTAGCAAGTTTAGAAAAGATCGGCGCGTTTGTTCCAGAAGTAGATTCTGCTTCAAATATTGATCTTTTACCAATCGCATTTAATGCGTGTGTTGCTAACAGAGTTAATAGAAACAACGATGTTATTGATACTAAAACAGCCGTTGACATTTATAAAAACTTTATAAATAAACCAATTAATATCGAACATAACAGAGAAAAAGTTATTGGCACAATTTTAAAAGCTGGTTTTAGCGAATTTGGCACAGATCGCCCATTAAGTGAAGAAGAAGTTTCTAAAATGGACGGCCCATTTAATATTACTCTTGGCGGCGTGTTGTGGAAAGTCGTTAATCCAAGAATTACTAAATTAGTAGAAAATTCTTCAGATCCTTCAAGCGAAGATTATCTATCTATTTCTACTTCTTGGGAATTAGGATTTTCCAATTATAACCTATTATTACTAGATAATAACGAAAAGAATATAGCTACTGCTGAAGTTATTTCTGATCCAGATCAAATCGAAAAATATAAAGGTTATTTAAAAGCTTTCGGTGGTAGCGGAACAATGGATGGCGGTAAAAAAATATACCGCAAAATCATTGATAAAGTTGTTCCTCTTGGAGTTGGTATTACCGAAACTCCAGCCGCTGATGTCAAAGGAATTTTAACTATCAAGCCTGAACAAGACATGAAAGTTGAAGCTTCTGAGGCAGTAGAACAAAAAGATATTTCACAAAATAATAAAAATACTGTAGATAATAATAATAATAAAGTTATGAAGATTAATGCAATTTCCGATATTACTGATGAAAACCTAAAGCAGGTTTCCGCATCAGTTATCTCTGATTTCATTTCTGAAGAAATCAAAAAGGCTTCAGATCAATTTGAAATTGAGAAAAATGAATCTCAAGAAGCTGTTAAAGCTTCTCTCGAAAAATCCGAAGCCTTAACTAAAGAGCTTGAGGCTCTAAAGGCTGAATACGAAAAAATTAATCAAGTTTTAGCTGAACTTCAAAAGGAAAATGAAGTTAAGGCAAAGCAAGAACTATTTAACCAAAGAATGACTGAATTCGATGGAGAGTTTGAACTTTCTTCTGAAGAGCGCGAAATTATCGCTGGTGATATTTCTGAAATGGGCGAAGACGCTTTTGCTGCTTATAAGAAGAAAATGGGTGTGCTACTAAAGGGTAAGAAACCTGCTAAAGTAGCCGAAGAGGTATCGGAAAAGGGTAAGGTAATGGCTTCCGCCAACGCTTCCGAAGTTTCGGATGCTGTTGAAAATGCCATCGATAACGCTGTCGTCCGCGATAGTGCTATTCCCAACTCCAGTCAAGCTTCTGAAAGTCTTGTTGAAAAATACAAGAAGGCTTTCAGCGTAGAAGGATTTGAAGTCCAACTATAAAACTAACAAATAAAATATAAGGAAAAAATAATATGGCTACACTAAGACCATTTAGACAAGTTAACGAACACGATGTAATCGGATTGTTCGCATTCAAAACCGCAGACCTAACTACTGCCAGTATCGCCACCAAAGGCGCTGTAGTTAAAATTCAATCAGGATGGAAAGCAACTGATGAGTTGACTTTAGATTCTGATATCGGAGCTTCTTTCGGCAACGTTACTTCTCCAAGATTTAATGTTCCTGCCACAGTTGAACTCTGTGGACAAACTGATACTCCAATCGGCATTCTTCTTCAAGACGTTAAGAATCTTGACGAAAATGGTGAAGCTCTCAAGTTTAACCCACGCAAGGCCGTTGAAATCGGCGCTGTAATTCCTGGACAAACCGTTCCTATCGCCACCAAGGGTATGTTCCTCTTGAGCGGTATCAACGGAACTCCTGCCGCTGGTTCAAAGATTCACACTTCTGGCGCTGGCGAGCTTTCAATCGGAAGCGTAAGCGGAGCCAAGCAAGTTGGTATCTGTTTGGGTGCTGCTGATGCAAACGGCTGCACATTAACCCTCCTAAACTTCACCTCATTCCTTGAGACATCAGTCTAATTAACAAGCTAACAATTAAATTTAAGGAATTTATAATATGAAAATTAAACTAAAGAATACACCTGAGCAAGTTGAGCTAATCAAGGCTATGGGTTCTCGTAACGCTATCGTTGCCAGAGAAGCTCAAGAGGCTTTCGCCGCTTTCCTCGGACCTGTCGTACAACAACTTCTATACAAGGCTGGTACTGCCAGCACTGTTTATACCGATGCTGAGTATGACGAAGATGACGCTCCTTCATATCCTCTCGACCTCTATTACAATGAGAATTCTGGATATGTTACTGTCTACGCCCAAAATACTGCTGGTGGTCTTCCAACCTCAGAAGTAACTGGTGGCGGAGAAGTCAAGTTCCAAACTTATCGTTTGGATAGTGCTGTTAGCTTCATGAAGCGTTACGCTCGTCGTTCACGCTTGGATGTAGTTAGCAAGGCTGTAGAGCGTATGTCTAACGAAGTTCTCGTTAAGCAAGAGCGCAATGCTTGGGCCGTTCTCTTGAAGGCTCTCGCCACTGCCTCTACCACTCCAAAAGGTGGATCTGCTCTAAAGCACGTTATCACAAGTGCTACAACCTCATTCGGATTGGCTGATTTGAACGCTCTTATGACCCGCATGAAGCGCATCAATTCTGACTTCGATGGTGGTACTCCTGCCGCTCCATTCAGCAAGGGCGTAACTGATCTATACCTCTCTCCAGAGGTTATGCAACGTATCCGCTCTTTCTCCTTCACTCCATTGACCACAGGCGCTTCTGCTCCTCAATTGCCTGAAGGTGTTCGCGAGGAAATCTATCGCGCTGCTGGTGCTGGTTCAATCTTCGGAATCAACCTCACTGAGCTTCTTGAACTCGGTGTTAGCAAGAAGTACAACACATTGTTCGGCACATTCCTCGCAGGTTCAAACAACCTCGGAAATGTCGCTGGAAATGCTGACTTCTCTGCTGCTGCTGATGAAGTTATTATCGGTATCGACAACAGCAAGGGTGCATTCGTTCGCCCTGTCGCTCGCCAAGCTGAGAGCGGTGGCACATTCACTGCTATCCCAGACGATCAATTCAACAATAACAGAATTGATAAGACTGGCTTCTACGGATTCATTGAGGAAGGCCGTATGTGCTTGGATGCCCGTGCAATTGTTGGTATCTCACTAGTTGATGCCTAATAGTTAGTGTTTTCACAGTCGGGGAGGAGAAATCCTCCCCGATTTTTTTTGTTTATAAATATAAATATTCTATAATAATTTGTATGGCTAAGAAGAAAAAGTTAGAAGAATTATCTCAATCTCATGGTATGGAAGAAAAGTTTATTCCTTCTACATTAGATCAAATTTGGGGCGACGAAGGGTTGAGTAAATATGGAACGATGGACGAAGAAGCGTATACAGACAAGATCAACGAAATGAATAAAACAGATCTTTGGAGTCACGCTTCAAAGTTAGGATTGGTTCCTATTGACAATACTTCTCTATTAAAGAAAACTTTAATGTCTGAATTTAGAAAGCACGTTAATGGTTACAAGAGACCTCCTGAAGTTTCTAAGCCTCAACAAAATGTTAGTAAAGAGGTTTTAAAAATTCTCGCAGAAGGAAGATAATAAAATATCAAAACAAAAATGAAAGGCTGTCAGAAATGATGGCCTTTTTTCATATATATAGTGTAATTTAATTTATGCCGCAGAGTTTAATAGGTCTTAAACAGATAAAATCTGGAGAAATCGGAAGCTATGTTACGGGATTTTTAGGAGTTGGCGTAACTGGCGCAAATTCTGTATCTATATATAAAGATTTATTTGTTACTGGGCAAGCTAATTTTAGCGGCGACGTTAGTTTTGCTAATGATGTTACTTTTATACAAGAAGCTCTTTTTTATTCAGGCGCGAAATTCTCTGGAGATATTACGGGATATAAAAATTTAATTGTTAGCGGCAATTCTTTGATTTCAGGAATATCGACTTTTAAAACAGGATATTTTCAAAACAATTTAACTGTATCTGGAAATTTTACTTCAGATGGAGCGGCGACATTTAATGATCCAACTACTTTTACTGATACTGCCACTTTTAACAGCGCAGTAGTTGTTAATAATACTTTCTCCGTAGGAGTTAGTACATCTACCTTTAATGGAAATACTAATTTATTAGGAAATAACGTATTTGGAGTTAGCGCAGGAGGATCTACTGTAAATTATTTTGTAGGTGATAATAGATTTTCTGGAACTTCAAATTTTACTGGAACTGTATATACTGCTGGACAAAGTAATTTCAGTGGAAATGTTAATTTAAATAGTGGAGTTAATTTTACTTCTGGAGCGGTAATTTTTTCTGGATCTAAACAAGATTTCTTAACTGATACTAATCTTTCTGGATATACAAAAATAAATAGAACTGGTGAAGCTGAAAATTTAATCGTAAATCAAACTTTAAATCTTGGCGCGTCAAGTTTATTTAATTTCAGCGGCAGCGGAATCTTTTCTAATAATTTATATGTTTCTGGATCTAATAATCTTTCAGTTTTAAATGGAGCTTATCAATCTTTTAGCGCGTCTTCTCACAATGATTTTAATAGTGGCTCTTATGAATTATTTAATAACAACTCTTATCTAAGAATAAGAACTGGCGCGTACATAGATCTTGAAGGAAATTTATACGCTAAATCTACTTCAAAGACTTATTACAATTCTGGCTCAAATGTTTATTATAATTCTGGATCAGCAGGTAGTGGTATATTTTATTTAAAAAGTGGAAGTTCAATTGGAATTGGAACAACAATTCCTTCTCAAGCTATTGATGTTCAAGGATATAATATTAATGTTAATGGCACTGGATATTTTAAAGATTTACGTCAAAACGGATATGAAGTTATAAATGAATATGTTTATAATTCTAAATCGTATCAATTAAATTATGGAGAATATTATAAAACTATTACTTATAATACTGTTAGTGGTTCTCCGATAATAAGCGCAAATATTAGATATACTGGAGTTGGAGCTATTAATAATGATGCAGATTGGTACGCGACGATGATATCTGGATCTCCATCAACTACATCTGCAACTATATTATTTTCCGCGCCAATTTCAATAAGTAATAAATACAATCTTGACGTAATAATATCATCTCCAACCTTTTAACGTGTAATATAATAAAATGTCTATAGGAACATCACAGGCTTTTAGGACGCAAAATTTGCGATTACTTGGCAATCTTTTCGATAAAAATAATTTTATTGGAAAAAAAGGTTATTATTTAAATTCTACTGGCGATGGAGTTGATTGGAGGGCGGATTTAAATGAAAGTAGTGGTATTTTTTATGGAGGAGTAATTAGTGCGACGTTTGGCGGAACAACATTTAATTTAAGTGCTGGATCGGGTCAAATTATAACAAGAGCTTTAGTAAATAATGATATAGTAACTACAAATAAAATTATTTCTTGGAATGCTCAAAGTAATGTAGCTCTTACTAATAGAACGACTCATCAATTTTCATATCTTTATATTGACGAAAATGGCGTTCTTCAACAACAGACTTCTAATTTTACAGATGCAGAATATAAAAATAAAATTATTTTAGCGGTAATTAGTCATATTAATTATTCAACGATTAATTTAGTTATTAATAAGCAAAATACTGCTTATGCAGATTCTCATAGAATATATGAATTAGCAAATTCTTTTGGACCAATTAAAAGAAGCGGTTTAAATATAAGCGCTTATTCTACAGACTTAAGAATAACTAGAGGAGCAGGTTCAGTTTTTTCTATTGGTTGTAATTACGCCTCTGATCAATTTGAAGCGGATTCTCCAGATGTAGCAGCAGCAAATCCAGCTTTACTTGATAGAATATATAGAAACGGAAGCGGAGGATTTATATTTGATTCTAATTCTGGAAGTTTCCATACAAATATTGACCCTACTAAATATGATAATGGCAGCGGGACTTTGCAAACAGTAAATAATAATCAATGGACAATTCAAAGATTATTCTTTTTTCCAATTAATGTAAACGAAATTGTAGTTTATTATGGTGATGCTATTTATAATAGTTCTATTGATGCTATTGCAGCGATATCTACCGAATTTTTTTCTGAATCAGTCATAACATCAGAAAATGCAGTATTTTTAGGATATTTAATTTTAAGAGGCGGCGCGACAGATTTAAGTTTAAGCAGTGATGCAGCATTTTTCCAATCAGGAGCTTTTAGAAGCGCTGGCGCAGTTGCAGGAGGTGGCATCGGAAGCGCCGTAACTAATTTAGACGATTTAACTGACGTAGAAATATCAAGTGTATTAGGAGGGCAATTTTTAACTTATGACTCTACAACTTCTTTTTGGAAAAATCGCTCATTTATTCTTGATGCAAATAATAATGAGCTGATTAAATTTCCATCAACTGTTGCTAGTGCTGTAAATGAATTAACAATAAGTAATGCGGCGGCAACTGGTTCTCCTTCAATTTCAGCAACTGGTGACGATACAAATATTGGTTTAAATTTAATATCTAAAGGAACTGGGTTAATTCAAATAAATGGTAAAGCTATTTCTTTAGCAAATAGTTTTACTACTATTGGAAATTTTTCTTTAGCTTTTACAACTACAGCATCTACAAGTTTAACTCTTCCAACTTCTGGTCTTTTAGCTACAACTGATCAGATTCCTACAGTTAATAACGCTACTTTAACTTTAGCTGGATCTGGAGGAATAGGAATTGATTCGCCTCCTACTTTTACAGCAAATGCTTCTGCTGATAAAACAATTACAATTTCAATAGCAGATGGAGCATTAGCTATTGCTAAATTAGCAGATATTGCTACTTTAAGAATTTTAGGAAGAACATCTGCTTCAACTGGTCCTGTACAAGAATTAGATGGAACAGGAGTTGTTGCTGTTATAGGATCAAGCGCGGTATCTAGAGCCGTAAATATTGCAGGAGGAATTGCTGGACAAATTCCATATCAATCAGGCGCGAATACAACATTATTTAGCGCCGCTGGAACTGCAAATCAAGTTTTACTTTCTGGTGGAACTAGTGCGCCAACTTGGGCAAATCAATCTTCGTTAAGTGTAGGAAGTGCAACAACTGCTGGTTCACTTGCGAATGCATTAACTATTAGTTCTCCATTAACTGGAACTAGTTATAATGGATCTTCCGCTGTTTCAATTGGTTTACAAAATGCTTCTGATTCTCAAGCTGGTGGCGTTTCTATTGGCGCTCAAACTTTTGCTGGAAATAAAACTTTTAAAGATAATGTAATAATATCTGGTGATTTAACTGTTAACGGATCTACTGTTACTATTAATTCAAGTACGCTGTCTGTTGATGATAAAAATATTGAATTGGGTGCGGTAATAGCAATTGCATCTTTATCTAGTACGAATGATATAGAAGCAGGTAGTGATTTAGTAATAGTAAATAGTACGACTGGGTTAATAGTTGGTCAAGCGTTAACTAAAACTGGTGGAACGGGAGCTTTTGGAGCAAGTCCTACTATTACTAGTATAATTAGTGCAACTCAATTTACTGTAACTCCTGTTCACGCTACAACAGGATCTATTATTTTTAGTGTTGGTGGCGCGACAGATGTTACTGCTGATGGCGGCGGAATAACTTTAAAAGGAACAACGAATAAAACAATTATTTGGGTTGATTCTACTAATGCTTGGACTTTATCTGAACATCTTAATATCGCAAGTGGAAAAGTTTATAGAATAAATGGAACTGATGTTTTAAGTTCAACAACATTAGGCTCTGGAGTTGTCAATTCTAGTTTAACAAGCGTTGGCACTTTAACTAATTTAACAGTTACAAATACAATAACAGGAAGTGTTTCTGGATCTGCTGGAAGTTTATCTGGTACATATACTTTTTGGGGACAAAGTTTTAATGGAACGCAAAATGTAAGCGGAAATTTAACATCAGTTGGAAATATAACTGGGACAAGCGGAATAACAGTAACTGCTGGAGGATCTAATCAAAATGTAGTTTTAACTCCAAGCGGCACTGGATATACTTTATTAAATGGCAGCGTCGGAATAGGAAACAGTACTCCAAATAATAAATTAACAATTCAAGCTGGAGATGATAAAGATTCTGGCCCAATTATTAATCTTGGCGGCAATGATGTAAATCAATTTGAATCTGGAAGAATAAGGTTTACTGAAAAAGTAACTGGAACCGCGCCATTTTATCAAGGAGCTTATTTGCATTATGATGGATCTAATAATCTTTTTCATATTGGCGTTCATGATGATGCGAATAGTTTAATAGCTGGTGATATTAATGTTATTTCTATTGTTAGATCAAGTGGAAATGTAGGAATAGGAACAACAACAAGTCCTAATTCAAAGTTATATGTTTCAGCAGGAACTCTTCCTGTTAATCAAAGAGCGATGTTTATAAACGCTGATATTACAACTAATACAAGCGTTTATACTCATACGTTAAATTTAATTGATAGTTCCGCAGACGCTAATCCAACTTCACTTGCATTAGGAACATACAGTCACGTTGTATTTAGGAATAGAGCTGTTAGCGCTGGAAGTGCTGGTGGTATTTTAGATATTTATACAAGAGGAATATCTACAGATCCGACAGTAAAAATGACTGTTACTGATGTCGGAAATGTTGGAATTGGACATCCTTCACCAAATAATAAATTAGCTATTTCAGGATCAGTTAGTATTGGGTCAAATTATAATACTGCTGCACCAGCAAATGGTTTAATAGTAGAAGGAAGCGTTGGAATAGGAATATCAAGTCCATTATCTAAATTACATCTTGTAGGAAGTCATGTTAGCGGAAGTGGATTTATCAGACTTGAAGCGTCAGATTATCCTATAATATCATTAAAAGCTCCTGGCACAGGAGATGGATCTTCGGGTTATTGGGGATTTAGGGCGCAAGATACAAGTAATAATGACTTGATGTTTTATGGTTATAGATATACACCAGCTTTCTCTGGTTTTTGGATAGACCCAGATTTTGGCTCTAATATCGCAAAAGGTTTTTTCGTTAAAAGAAGTGATGGTAATGTTGGAATTGGAATTAATACTCCAAATGCTAGATTACATATAAATTCAGCTATATCTGGCGCAACTTTACTACGCGCAGATGGAACAAATGGAACGTTATTTAGCGTTGTTGATGATCTCAGTGATAGTTTGATGAGTGTAAATAATAGCGCGGGGCTTCCTGTGCTTGAAGTGTTTGCAGACGATAGAATTGTTGCGGGACAATATGGACAAAATGATTTAGTAGTAATTAATAATAAAGTTGGTATAGGAACAGCTAATCCAATAAATAAATTAAGTGTAATTGGAGCGGCAAATATTGGAGATTCAACTTATAATGTTGCAGCGCCAACTAATGGATTAATTGTCCAAGGTGATGTTGGAATTGGAACTGCGACTCCAACGGCGCAATCTAATTATAGATTTTTGCAAGTTAATGGTCCAGTCTCCGCCATAATTGAAACAACGGTTGCAGGTGTAAGAATTGGTGGTTTTGATTCAACATCAAATACTTTATTCGTTGGAACAATTGGCGCGTTTCCAATTGTATTTAGAACTGGAGTTAATGAAAAATGGAGAATAACTAATGCTGGTGTTTTGCAATCAAGCACCGCGCAAACTATTCAAACTGCTACGGGAATTTTAACTTTAGCTACTCTCGCAGGTGATGGTCATATAGTTTTAAGTCCGCATGGAAATGGCAATGTAGGAATTGGAACTGCAACTCCTGGCGC